TAAATTTACAACAAATGTTGATCAGTGTGTATATTTGAAATCACAAAGATAGTGTGTGACTATACTTTTTATCCTTTTCCAAAAACACCAACTGAATACACACCTCCATCGGATTTTACAACACTGTAATTAATAAATAACGAGTTTATGCTATGTAATTCACAAGTTTTATAAAAATAAGTTGGTATTAATAAAACTTCAAAATCAAAAAAGCTACACGCTCAAAACTATGTGCAGAACGTTCATTTACAGATATGTTGAAATTAGTGTTTTCAAAAAATACAACAAATCCCGTAATTAATAAATAACGATGTTATGCTCTTTAATTGTATATCATTTATTTGTTGGTATTAATCAAAAAGCTAATTTCAACACATTTATTTTAAAAACAACACATGATGTACGTTTTTTGAAATTAACTGTTTAGTTTATTGGAATTCTGTGGAATAATTACCCATTCATTTTATTAATAAAATCGTGAATTTCATTAAAATTTTCTGTATTAATCGTATAATCAAAATCGTGATTATCTAATGCTATTTCTGAATAATCACCAAGTTTCTCTAATTGTTCTTTCCATGTAGTTGGATATAATTCAGTAAGTCTTTTAATTTGAGTTTCTGTAGAAACATGTAGTCTAACAAGTATGAATCCTTCTTCCCTTAGTTTTGTAAATTCATTAGGAAATCTAAGATCATCTATTACTACATTATCCATGTCTTTTGATTGTTTGACAATATAGTCCAACCAAACACATTCATTAATTTCCCTCATCTTTTTACCAATATTAATTAACAAATCCCTATCTTTTTCGTTTTCCTTCATATCAAACAATTCATAAGCTAAATCATATATCTTTTTCGCGAACGAGAATATAATTGTTTTTGGTTCAGATTTCTTAACCAACTTTGCAGACGTACTCTTCCCACTTGTACACTTCCCACTGAATGCTATTTTAACCATCGTTATTCTCTTTACTTTACTTTACTTTACTTGTGTAAACTTTAAATTATTGTTATCCTGTTGCGTATAAATTTTTTAATTAAAACAACCCAATACTAATAATGGAAGACATACAACCTAATAATGAACAAGTATTTCTGGATGAATCGGAAATTGAAACAGAAAAGCCTATTAATGTAAATAAAAGCGAAGAAAATGAACAAGTATTTCTGGATGAATCGGAAATTGAAACAGAAAAGCCTATTAAGAAAAAGAAAAGTGTTAAATTTGAAGAAAAGGTTGAAGAAATTGAAGAAAATGTTGAAGAAATTGAAGAAAAGGTTGAAGATTGTTTTTGGGATAAATATAAGACATATTTGTTTGGTTTGTTATTTATAGTATTATTATATGTTTCATATTTGTATTTGTTTGGTGAGAGTTTTGATAGTTGTAAATTAGAACCATTTCATACTGAAATTTTTGAATCGGTTGGTAATTTGACAAATAATGTTGTTCAGGGTGTTTCTGATTCCACCAAACCATCTTCCACGTAATCGTTTGGTATAAATTATTTAATTTTACCTTCAGTTATAATCTCTGTACAAACTTGGGTACCAAATAGATTTATCATTGCTAATTTTTCATCTATGTACAAATCATCACCATTTTCAAACATATTCAATGCTATTTTGGCAGCTTCAATTAGTTTTATGGGTGTGTCTAAAGCCCATGCAGTAAGTATTTTATAATCGTTATTTAGCATAACAATAACAAATTCCTTAATCGCATAATGTGTATTTAAAAGAGATCTATATTCGGAAACAACATCTTGTCTATTATCAAACTGTTCAAACAACAACTGTTTATATCTATTTTCACCTATAAGGTAAGCTATAATAGTGTATTTTTCCATTTAACATTTAAATAATTTTTAACTTTATATTCCTTTATCTTCCAGATGAACCAAAACCATTGTTACCTCGTTTATCAAAATCATTGATATTATCAGTACCATCAAATGATGTTACTATGCGACATTTTGTAGGATTACCATTAAATGAAACAATTTGTCCTAGTCTATCACCAATTTCAATAATATAATCGTGTTCACTCATATTGTCTACAAACATCATAACATTACCACGATATCCGGGATCAATAATCCCGATAGAATTACACAATCTTAGAGGTGTCTTAGAACCCATACTACTTCTTGGAACTAGCATGTAACCAATATCATTATCGTTTCCATCGGTTAGCAGAGTCTGTATCATAAGATCTATTTTAAAACTAATAGCCTTGGGTGGAACTGTCAATTTGATAGGACAGTAAAGATCAAATCCACAATCATCCGAATAATTGGTAATACATTTTGAATAATTACTAACCAGTTTATTCTCACCAACAATCTTAGCGTAGAGAGTATTCATTTTAATTCTTCTTAATTCTTCTACCTATTTTATCTTTAACCTAATTAAATTACATATTTTTAGTTTTACCAAAATCGTATATATCAAGTTTAATTTTCCTGGTAGGAAATTGTTCTTCATATGCTTGTATAATTATTTCCTTATGAGATTTCCTAGTAGAAATCATATTACGTAGTGTTTGATCAACATTTAATGAATCATATAATATTTCTTTATATGTATTTAATAACTCTTGTTTAATAACATAAGAATCCTTTAATTTTAGTTGTCCCCCCATTATATGCTAATAATAAATATTTTTTAATTTTCTAAATCAATTAGATAAGCAACAGTTGATAACCTTCGGCTTTTCTTGTGTCGCCTAAGCGCTTGGGTTATTTTTTTATTTCCTAATTTAAAAGAGGTAATTTATTAATAATAAACATTTTCCTAATTACTTCAGCTTTTTCATAGTTGTTCTTCTTAGTTTGTTCCAATAAATCTAGTTTAATATAATTATCCAACCTATCATGATATTCATTAGCTAATTTTTTATTCTTGTCAGCCTTTTCTATATCTTTAGGATCTGGTTTATTTGACGTATTTCCCCAAACTGGTTTGAATTTGGAGCGATAATGGTTTTCGAGTACTGTATGGTTTTCAATATTTTCTTCAAGTTTATAAACTAGTTCAATCATTTCACAAAGTTCATCGTGTTTATTCATTCTTACAGACCATTCACTCTTGAGTCTTTCATTGTCTATTTCCTGTTTACTTGGGTTTGAAGACTTTGAAGACTTAAATAGATTAACCATATTTAATATTAATTACAGTTAAATAAGCCTAAATAGACTAGTGTATTCTAAAATTTGTTAATTTACATAATATTGTATTGTTGGTTGTATGAATCTATAGATCTAGTCATAGCGTGACCATTACTAAACCCAACAGATTCACTAAGCACCATTGAACCTTTCTGTGTGACGTAGGTTGGATGACTTAGTGGAATCGGTAAACTCGAAGCATCTTTGTAATATTGTTTATACATATCCACACCACCAACTATCTGCTTAACACACTCTTCCAACACAGATTTATTCAATCTTGAAATTTGTGATGTTAGACTACATCCTGCTTCACCTCGCGGATATACTGAAGTTTTAGAATTTTCGTGCGGCAACCAACCACTTAGTGCGCGCTGATAATGATTTCTCATAATAATTAATAGTTCGTCAACGCTTTGTTTAGAAATTTCAACTTTCTTAATTCTCCTTACTTCGCTAACGATTCTACCTTGAATATAATCTATGTTTTCGTTTGCAAAGAAAAAGTTCAGCAATGTATTGGGATCTTGTTGTACGGAACTACGTGCCCAGTTTTGATATTCCGATTCACCAAATTGTGTCCTGTCCCAAGATTCAAATTGTTGTGGGTGGAAACCTGTGTTACCAACTTCATAAGTTTGTTTAGAGTTTAGTTGTGTTTCGTTGGGTAGTGTTTGTGGTTCTGGAATATTTGGATTGTTTCTGGAATATACATTTAAAGCCTCAACGTAAGCGTTCCCTCGGTCTACAGTTTGTTCATAATTTGGTGGAGGGTTATAGTTACCGGTACCTCTAAGTTTTGCATTTACATTAGCGTCTATAATTATGTTACCATACTGGGCATTTAATTCCATTTATACTTAGTTTATATATTTTTTTTTAAGATTCAACTTATTAATAACATTCCATATTAGATCTTCAAAACTAGTAAAATCTAAATTATGGTCATCGGGTCTAAACGTAACATGATTTGCACCCGTGTGGGCAAGTTCATGAACATATAGATTTAATTCATCTTCGGAAATCATTGGATTCCAATGATTTAATAATAAGAAAATATCTCTCCAACTAGCCCTCAAATTCTTATCCGGTCCAACATTTACATCATCGGTTCTTATCCTACCCTTTGGTTTATTAAGACCCTCGAATCCAGTATCTGTCTTAATCCCACTCAGCAAATAATTAGAAGTACCGTCGTTGTCACGATGTATGTATTCGAATATATCCACACCCGGACCCTTTGCAAAGTTTCCAATGTTGTCCGCTATTTCATTGGTTAATAATCTAAGATCGTGTAATTTTTCAGCAATCCTTCTTTGATATTTGGGTTTTAGGTCGGACAATACCTTGTATGGATAACCATCAATATCAATTACATTATAACCACTAGTTTCATCGAAATCCCATTTCAAAGAATCGTATTTATCACCTGGGTCTCCAGTATTATCTCCAATATTACCCCGAGACATAAGTAATAATAGCAAATATTTTTAATTTAAAGATTTAAAGATAAAAAATATTTGCAATGTAATATATAATAATTGATGTTTGTTTTTAGGTATATATATTATGTTTCAAAGAGTAAGAATAATGGTAAGAATAATGGTAAAGAATATAGTTATGAGATTAAAGAATCGTATAGGAATAGGAATATCTATGTTGAATATATCGACACTATTAAAAAAGATCTAAAATGTTGTCCCAATTGTAATATAAATTGCTGTAGCCGTTGTTGTAAATATGGAATAAAAGATCACGACAATTGTCCTTGTTCGATTGTTAATAAAGGAGGGTATTACTTTGACGGTTGTGGTCATTCTAATTCTGAAACAGAAGCTATTATTTATGGATTAAAAGGTTATGACTGTTCATTGTTGGACTCGCACCTAATAAACATTGACAATATCCAAAAAGAAAATGTTATATAAATATGCTTAAGAATTTAAAACATATTTATAATATAAAAAATATTAATTAAAATATTGACGATGGAATTCGATAGAAAGTTTAAATCTTACGAAAAGGCGCTTTTGTTGTGGTGTATAGATGATCCTAGAAGTTTAATAGAATTGTCTATCCACAAATCAAGGTCAAAACATCTTAACAAAAGAAAACAATTCATATTGACCAAGCAAGAAAAAGAATATATTACAAAAATTGGACTTATTAAGGTTAGAGAAGATGTTACGGAATATATTAATAAAATTATTAAACGTCCCGTTAAGACGGATAAATTGGATTTTTGTAACAACCATCCAGTAATGCCGGCAAAATTCGCGACTGGTTTGTGTTGTAGACAGTGTATGTCAGAATGTTTTAAAATTAAGGAATATGTTATTCTTACGGATGAACAAGAAGCCAAACTAGTTCTTGTTATTATGAAATGGATTCAATCACAATGTTAATTCCATTTATTTATTTCTATGATCCTTGTTGATTTTGTTGTTTTGGGATTTTTCAAGTAATCAGATAGTTCAAAGTTATAGTCTTCTTTAAATCTTTTTTCAACTTCTTCCATTTTATTTTTAATAAAAACAGTATCATCGGATCTTCTTACAGGAATCTTTAATTTTTCTAAAATTGCTGTCTTCCCTAAGCTAGTGGGTTCATCTTTCATAAGATATGCAATTCTCAGTAATATTTTTCTATCTATTTTGAATATTCTAGAAGCCAACTTAACCTGATCTTCCAATTCTCTTCCTAGAATTTTATTATTAAATATATTTACTAATGCTTTTTTATATTTCTTCTCTAATATTATCTGATCATTTTGTTGTTTATACAAAAGATTCTCCGAACTAATACTCTTTTAATCACCAATAGTCAAATCAGACAAATAAAATCCTTTACCACTACGAACTAAATATGATCTAATATCTTCACCAGTAATAACATTCATTTGTTTCCTATCTATTCTACTACTTGGTTTAGAACTAAAACACGGAGGTATATATCTTATATCCGAACCTATGATTAAACTAAATCTTCTAGCAACATCTGTCGAAATGGAACCTTTTCTGTGTAGATCATCATCAATAACATAAATTCCCTGATATGTTTCATCATCATAGGTAGTATATGAATTAGATTTATCAACTTGGGATGTGTAACCACATGGTGGTTTTATGTATGATTGTTCAACACCATTGTTTGATTCTTCCGATATAACACCAAACATATATTCACCAAACTGAAAATAAGAATCCCCCATATATTCTAATATATCACGAACATCAATAGTAACACTAACGTCGGGAATATTAATTTTTGCATTTGTACCTTTTTCATAACTACTTATGTTACTTGAATGTATCAAATAATCAAATAATGTTCCATAACCATAACTTTCATATTTATCCGATTTATCAACCAACATAAGATCGTGTGTATAACTCATATTCTTAACTACGTCAAGCAAATTAATATCCTTATCGGCAACACTAAGATACTGAACATCGTGATATTTATCAAACTTCTTTTTACCAACGTTTACAGTTCTATTCCCAAAATCCTTCTTAATTATTTTAAATTTAGTATATGTTTGCCCAACAGCTAACTTATTATTCTCTATATCCTTAAGAAATATTTTAGCATCAGGTGTTAACCTAATAGTTTTATTATCCAAAAATATGTTCAAAAATCTTTCAACTATAACATGATTAATATACGAAATATCCGGAATGAAGTCATCCTTTTTAACCCGTTTATTCTTAATATTATTATTATAATCGAAATTAATTTTTTGTGAAGTCATTCTTTTCCTAAATTCTTCTAAATCTTTGGTCAATTCATCCTTACGTTCATTGAAGGATTTACTGTTAACTCTTAATCTGTTAAATAACAAAGATTCCAATTCTTTAAGACTGTCTTTTATTTTTAGATTCCATAATTTTACTTCGGGATCATTATCCCACTTATTATATTCTCTGCTATTCTTTGATTTATCTGGTTTGGGGTATGGATACCAATTCCAAACATCATCATCCTTCTTATAATCCTTAAATTCCCTAACAACTTTAGATAAACTCGGTAAATCTTCTATATTTCTAGATTCAATCAACCTTTGAACTCTTTGTTCGGGTGTTTCTATTGGATTGATACTTAAATTGGGGGATATGCATATATTACTATTGTTTAGCATACAATTAAATTGGCTTCCACATCTAGCAACACCACCTGGTGTGATTTTATTTTCCAATTCTTTGATTATTCCCTTTTTACCATTATTATTTAAATCAAAGTTTATTTTAATTTTATTTAGTATTTCTGGTTTTTTATTTGAATTTATGAATTTTTCAGATCTAATATAATTTACAACATCTAATATTTTAGCATTTTTATCGGTTTGTGTAAAATAATTACATACGTCCCAATTGGATGGTTTCCAAATAATCTTATTCTTAGATACACCCGATTTAACAGTTATAGTTTTATTATATTTGTCTACAAATTCTTGTTCTATGTAGTATGTACTTACAGTACCTATTTTAATACTTATGCTACTTAGTCTTTCGTATAATTTTTTAGCACTTGGTATTGGTATTGGTATATTAAAATCATTAACTAATCTAATAGTAACATCAATTTTTTCTTTATGATCCAAATCATTGAATATTTTGCTATTCAAATATTTTATGTTGTTTTGTACATCATTTAATCTAAGTTTAATCTTATTTATAAACATTTTATTATTCACGAGTTCGGTGGGTATGTCTAAAGTTTTTGCTATATTATTATACATACTAATTTTATCTTTTGTTAGATCACCTCCCCAATAGTCAGAATCCAAATACACCAAAGCACTATCTATTTTATTTTTTGATTTGATTACTTTATTTAATATTACTTTTTCGTTTGCATCTGTTATACCAAGAACACCACTCCAATAATATAAAATATCATTTCTTTTATCTTCATTCGACATTTTATATATACCACCATTCAACTCTTCCCAACCCCTTAACAATAAATTATGTCTCTCCAATATCTTAGATCTTAAAACACCGGGATTTATAAATCCTAATTTTTCATAAATCTTCATTATCTGACTATTATTCAACTTATCGGAATTTAATATTCGCACTAGAATATTTTTCTGAGCACTTAATTCACTAATTATTTTCGAAATCTTCAAATCTTCACCAAATGTGCCAAAATCTCTTACTATTAAAGCTATCTGGTTTGATTTCTCTGAATCACCTAATTTCTTAAAATTTTCAGATTTAATATAATCCATGGCCGTTTTTACGTTTACATCCTTAATAAACCAAGGAGGATTACCTGTAAATCCAGTAATATCTCTAACCAACATTGGGGTTAGATTCGATTTCTTAAATTCACCAATAATATTGTTATCGTATTTAACGTAATAAATATCATCTTGTTTATCATTAATAATACCCAATTTGTCTAATACTTTATTACCATACACATCATTCCCATTTATATTAACAGTATTACCCTTGGATAAAATGGTTGGTGTATTCCCATATTCTATTTTTACATCATTAATTAGCCAAGGACTTAGTATTCCTGAAATTAGTAGATTACCCAAATCATTTAATTGTGATTTAGTATATACTGGATATTGACCTGAATATTCTATAGGTACCGGGAATGATAAACCAACATTATGTTTTACGTTGTATAATTTTCCAGCTAATATGTAATATGGTTTTATATTGTTTGCAATATCAACTTGTTTATTTTTTATATTAAAATAGTTTGTTGTTATTTCAGAATCGCTCGGTATTGCTTTTTTATCTTTTTTAGATTGTTTGATTATATGTGTCTTATACTGCTTGAGTGACATTAATTGTAATTCTTTTTTATTATATTGTTTGACTATTTCCAAGGGTTTATCTATCTCTATGTTATCTAAAATACAACGCTTATACATAACAGACTCATCCAAATCGTAATCATGAAGCCTAATATATTTAAAATAATCCTGTATGATAGAATCTAAATTCCAAATTCCCTTTGTATCACCCAAAGATAAATCAGTCTTATACTGCTTATTAATAGCATCCAATTGATTAAGGTCAACCGAATAATAATTATTTATGTCTAACGTTTTAGATTCCCTCAATTTCTTAATATAATCACTTAAACTTAATATAACATGATCACCATTACGTAATATTTTCCAAGGTACAATTTCATTATTTCCAGGCACGAAACTACTTAATTGGTTAGGTCCATATCCCATCGCCAAACATATGTTTTGTAGTTCATCTTTTTTGAATTTATTTTGTAGGTTAAATCTTAAACTCAATATATTCTGTATGTCCCCCAATATTTCACTTTCTAGTCTAGTACTCTTCTGATTAACATCGTTAGATAAATACTCTACTACTCGAGCCTTACCAATGTTGTAAGATAAATCTGTTAAATAAGAGCGAAGAATATTGTCTTTGGGATCAATGTATCTATATGGTATTACATTATCCGGGAAATTTCCACCTATCCAAAATCCAATTTTGTTCTGTAACGGAATTATTTCGTAAAAAGTATTTTTAGGAATCTTTTTAGACACCAATGGCTCAACATACACACTACTTCTCCATTTCATTAAATTGTGGTTAGTATCTAACATTAACTCATTTTCAGATAACTTATCATCCTCTTGTACATTTATTTGTTCTACGTTTTTGTAATCCAATTTACCATTCAAAATAGCAAAAGCTTCTTGCGCCAACCTCTCTTGTTTTCGTCTAATAAACTGTTTAACAATTATATTTTTCAATTTAAGCTGTTTAACGATATATTTGTTACCTTTAATATCCAATTTTAACTGTTCACTTATAATATCCAACATATTCGTTTGTAATGATCTAATGGCGTTTAATACTGGTATTGATGCATAAGCTAATACTTCTTGTTCACTTTTACCCTTTACAATTTCTGGTACTAATATATAGTTTCTTGCTATTTCACCAACTAAAATTGTATTATTGGGTATTAACAGTTCACAAAAAGTTTTAGTATTATCCTTTACCATATTCGATATAACATTACTATAGTCTAAAGTATTAGATGCTAAATTAAATACCACCAACTCAATTCTTTGAGACATAATATTATCGTCACTATTTTGAATACTAAACCCCAATTTTCTACACTCCCCTATTTTTTTAGACAGTATTTTAGTTGTCTTTATTCTATTCTGTATAGATATTCGATTATTATTATATAATCTTATCTTACTAGTTTTCAAGTAATTAAGGACATTATTTTTATCCGACCCCCTATTGACAGCAGACAAAGCCTTCTTAATATTTGTAGACCATTTTAAATAAGTATAACTTTCTTGTATGATTGCCTTTTTCTCAAGTAACGTTATATCTAAATTCTTTACACTACCCCAATCTATTAACGTAATATTTGGCAAGTCATTCTTAGATTCATTTACTACCCTAACCCTAAAATCACCACTGATTGATGGCATGGGAGGAACCCATTTTATTATTTCACTATAAGTCTCTGTCTTATTAACCAATTCCCTATTGTCCAACATATCGTAAAAATTATTCTTGATATTAATTACATCAGTTGGTAATATTTTACCCTGTATCATCAACCCAATAACATTAGGATATAATCTGATTATATAATCTATTTCTTCCATAAGATATAAATACTTTGATTTCTTATTTATAACATTTTCAACAGAACTAGCAGCAACCCTCTCCAATTCACCAACACATTTTATAATTTCATCAATTGAAACATTGTCGATAATATTTTTTAAAACTGAAATAATTAACTGTTGTTTTGCTATAATTCTAAACTGAACCTCCTTTACACTTGGAGCTATTATTCTGTCCCGTTTATTATCAGGTCCAAAAATACCCAAATAATCACTAATTGATTTTATCTTTTTATTTAAAACCTCTGCAGAGCTTCCCTTGGCGGATTCTAACCTTAAAACAAACAAATCTAACAACATTTTCAAATATTGTTCAAAATCTTTTACAACTATCCTTACACCAGAAATTGGTTCTGTTATAATCCAAGCATAAGCAGTAGTTGTTGGTGGCTGATCGACTATTATTTTATATTCCTTACCGTTTAATTTAAAATTATGGGTTCCATCCAATCTAGAATTTAGTGGCAATCTTTGAAATGATACACCATAATCACCCTTTTCTGTTTTAGATTTCCAAGACATCAATTGTAATCTGAATTCATCTGAATCTACAACCTTGATCAATTGGGATAATCCTCTACCAGTAATTATAAAATAACCAAAAACATTAGTCTTATTTAAAGCATCATTAATATCGGTGTACTGAGATTCAACCAAATCCTTAAATACAACATTATCAGCCTTTACAACCAATTCACCATTATACTTTTTTAAATTTTGGAAAAATTCCTTAACCGCCTCAGGATTAGCACTACCATCATCAAGTGGGATAAGCCCTTTAGGAATATCCAAATTACGACCATCCGACGGATTTATTTGAACCATAATCATCTTGGAATTTATATTAATATTTGATTGATTTAACACAGTTCTCTTTGGATCCTTTACCAAAAAATTTGGTTTATCGGGATCTTGTTCACTACCATTATTCTGTAACACAAAATTAACTATATCCTCCTTTTTATCACGAGACAAATTTAATTCATCCAAACTACGATTCAACGATAACGCCAATTTATCAAACGACTCAGGATTTTCCCTAAATTTTAAAATCCTTATTCGATTATTTCTTAAACTTTGGATATATGAATTTGACACACCATAACCCATTTTATTTATACAATTTATTAATGCATGTCGAGGAATTTTTGACAGAATTATCCTTAATTTTCCTAAATTAGGTTTATATTTAGTGTCCATAGATCTTCTGTCTACGGCTTCTTCAAATTTATTTAAATAATATTCATCTCCTAATTTTTCATTTATTTTAGGTACATTTCTTACAGGTATAATACCACTCCTCTTCATTAGGAATTCTTGTGCAACATTTAAATCCCTTCTCGGTGGTGGTCAAGCTTTTTTATATTTTTCTAGTAATATTCTTGAATATGCGGTTTCAGCTTTATCGGGATCGTCTATATTGTTTTCGTTCATAAATTTTTCTAGTTCTATTTTTGAAATATTTCCTTCTATTATTCTAAAATCGTCATTTACTTTATCGGAATTTATATTATTTTTCTTTATCTTTTTCTTTAATAAATCTAGTTCTTTCTCTTCCAATTCCCTAATAACTTCCATAATTCTTTCATGATCTGTATCAACCAATGTTATTAACAATGGCATGAATTGTTGTAGATACATAAAATTTGGATAATTTAAATTATCGTCCAAATAATTATTTAAATCAGAGTATATGTTATTGGCTATTTCAGAAGATCCGAAAATCCGTATGGATTTTTCTATGGTCATATTCGATATAGAATTCATATAAAAATCAACTATAAGCTTAGCTTCTTCATCATTTTCAGGAATCCGAGTCAAAAACCATTTAATCAAATCAACTATAAGCTTAGATTCTTCATCAACTTTACCCAATAATTTACCTTTACTTATAACAGGACCCGAATCTTCTTGTCTTTGTTTAATTAAAATTCCATATTCTTCTATTATATCATCAACTTTACCTCTTAAACTTCCCTCTAACGTTGATAATTTCATTTGAAGTTGTTCACGATTAGCTAAATTTAAAACGTTTTCTGGAAACCTAAACTTACTACCTTCCTCCAATATTCTGTTAATTTCAGCCGTTAATTTCTTTCTTTCTTCTATATTTAGATATTCAACGATAGTGTCTATCCGTAAAGTAGTAATCTTTTGCTGTGTTAGAATTATTTCATTTTGAAAATCCGATACAGTCATATTATTATCCATAAATTCATCATATAATTTATCAAGATCATTCTGTAATCTTTTAATTAGAGTATCGTTGGTAGTTAGATTATGTTCTAAATCATCTTCGTTTTCGTCTTCTCTTGCCTGTTCGAGTTCGAGTTCTAATTCATCTTCATCATTATATCCATAATCTTCTGAATCTGAACTATAATTGCCATCGTCCATCACTAATTAATATCTACAAAATAATTTGAATTTAATTATTTTATATTCTTTTCAATATATTCTTTTCAATATATTCTTTTCAATATTCTTTAATTCAAGTTCCGATATATTGGGAAAATACTCCTTATTATCTCTTATATATTTAACAAACTTAGGAATGTCATTTTTGTATTCTAAGCTTTTTAGTATTATAGCAGCATACTCACCCAATTTATAATTTTGTTGATTCATTTGATTCATTTGATTCATTTAATCTTTTTATCTTTTTATCTTTTTATGAATAATTTTCAAAATTAGATGCCCTTACAACAAATGGGTGGTGGTTTTCCCTTTGTTCGGAAGTTTCCAACATGTCCCTGATTATTCCAATATACAACCCCGGTGACTCATATTCATATGTCTCAACCTTAAAAGTCATACTAATATTTCTTTTCTCTCTTTTAACAAGTCGAGGATCCAATGGATCATATAAAATAGTATTTTGATTATTAAAAACATTGGCTGTCGTATTACCAAATATACGTTCGAAAGATTGGAATAACAAAATAGATCTTCTTGGCTGCAACATTTTCTCCAAAGGAATTGGATATCCTTCAAATGTAGTAAACTTAACACTTAATTTGTCCAATGACTGCAAAGGTGGTAAATACTTTTTCTCCCAAAACTCAGTAGAATTAGACAACAATGGTTCAAGACTTTCTATATATTCTTGATTACCAGTACTAGTACCCAACTTAAGACGAATTGGACAACTTAAAATACACGACGTATGGTTCTGATTCATAAATTGAACTCGTTGATCTCGCTCAGCCTGGAATATAGAAATAATTAAATTTGTATCGGGTAAATCCTTAATAACCCAATTACTATATTTTGCCATCTGACCAGCGAAATTGTTACCCTGAACACCAAAATCATACCATGCAACCCTATTAGTTATAGGATTCGTTTCATCACCCGGCGATGAAGCATCAACACTATTAGAAAATGTACCACTAGTATTATTTATCCCAGAAGCTATCTCATCACCAAATACACCCGTACCACCAGAATCCAACACCTCATTATTCACCCAAGCACCACCACTACCGCCCGCCTGATAACCATCCGATGGGGCTCCAGAGATATCGGGTCCCTGACCACCGGAATTTAAAAATCTATTAGTAAATGTAACACCATTACCCAAGGATGTTACACTAAGTGCACCAAATCCATTCGAAACAATCCTCATTGCATTTGTTATATTTGGGTTAGTTGCTTCTTCTATATTACCAAATGTTACAGGAATAAATGCAGGAAAAAATATACCAAATGTTACATCGGTTGGAATACATTCCACACTAACCCAAGGCTTAATGATATTAGTACCAAATAGATTATTAAGATCACCATTAAGATATAAATCCTGCAAACAATCACGAGTACCCATACGTTGAAAACGGTCTCCAGGAGAACTATATGGTCCCCATACATTACCCCTATAATATGGAAAAGGTACAGGCGAATCTGTACGCGTTACAGTCGGGTCAGCACCGTCCGATGTACCAGGTTGGTAATGCGTATTTATACCAGGACCAGGAATAAATCTTTGAAAATCACCATAACCAAAAAAATCAACCGAATTACCATCAGTAGTGTTTGTATTAATAATAAGGCTAATGCTATCCTGATCATTGTAACTTTGATTGGGGCAAATAACCAACAAAAGAATAGTCCTTGCTATCCTAGTTATTACTTCATTCACCAAATCGTCAGGATCCAACCTATAAGTCCAATCGTTCAAATCATAAACACCATAACCAGACAATATTATATAACTAACAAAACCATTAACACTAAACGAATCAGAAGTATAAGTAGGAACAACCTGAAACGGATAAGGTTGTAATTGGTGTGTAGCACCACCAACCGTAGGGTTCCAAAGTTTTAAAGGGGGTGGTGTATATTGGTTTGGTACAGAATATACCCCGTTAATATATGTTCTAAATAGATCTAATGGAGTTGAATAGAACCCAATAGTTTTTAATTCTAGTTCTTTTTTTTCTTGTGGTATATAGGAAACCCAACTAATAGGAACTCCACTAAATGAAGAAAATGTTAAATCACCAACACCAACGGCACCAGTAGCAATAGTACATACCCATGATGTATTAATATTAACAGTTCCTTCCGTAGCAGTTACGTAATAATTTAAAACAGTACTGCTAGGTGTAGTACTAGGAAGGTCTGATGATCGGTCGGGAGCTCCAACCTTTACTATGTAAATTCCATTTTCATCTAACGATGTTTGATTCTTAATTAATATGCGGTCGTTTAAAACCAATACCACACCATCCACAGTATCACCAACATTAAAACTTGTTGCCAACACACCACTAACACTCGTAGCAACTCTAACACGAGGACATAGCGGTACATCGGAACTATTAAACTCAGAAAATTCTAGAAAATCTGGGAGATATACGACTATTGGAATTATATCTCTTGGTATAACAGTATGTATCAACGATAAAGATTTAAGAACCTTTAATTTCTTAGGCAATTTTATAATCATTTCATTGTCGTGAATATAACTAGTTTCATCACTAATTACAGGCCAACCTGAATCAGCATATCTAATAATAGTACCACCACCAGCATAATTACCATTGCCGACAGAACCACGTAATTCAAATGTAGCGTTAAACCCAACTACCAAACCAGCTATAACCCAAAAACCATTTGCAGCCTTATTACCCTGTACTCCAGAAATATCTACTTTATCACCATTTTTTAAATTAAATTCAGTAACCGTACCAACAACAGTAACAACAATCGGGGACACACCATCACCCGTTGTTGATAAAATATTTTCTGAAAAACCAGACCTACCACCTCTTATTTTAAAAATATTTTGTGTATCGTGAAGACTCTGTAAACCAACACAATCCCTGGTATCGCAAAATATTAAGTTATCCCTAACCGTTATGCGTTTCTCATCAGAATCCCTTATTTCTAAACCTCTTTCCTTTTCCTGGATATCAAGAAACCCATTCATTTACATTAATATTATTTTATATTTTTAAGTAGTTTAAATTAAAATCTTGGTATTTAGTAAGGATGTATCCCGAACATAAAAAAATACGTTCAGGACTAAAAATTGGAAAAATACATTTATATTTGATGGACGGGTGCGGGGCTTGTAAAGACCAAATAGAAAAACTTGGACTAACAGATAAGGAAATAAGTGATTTTGAAGGTATTCATGGCATAACCAATGAAATAACAAGCTACCCAACATGGGTTACCGTATTTGATGAACATTTGAGTGGATCACGTAATCCAAATGACCCAATTGACCCAAAGTATCCAAAAGATACGTTTTTAAAAAGACTTTTTAATAATAAGAAGGAGAAGAAGAAGAAGAAGAAGAAAAATAAATTCGGTGAATATTCGGCATTAGCAGATCAACCACAATTTAACTACAACACCAATTTCGGATGCAATAGCAACATGCAATTCGGAGCAGGTGGCTTACTAAAAAGACCCTACGGTCCAAGCGATAATACAGACATGATGGGTTTACATTTATCTTCAAGATTAGAACCATTACTACTTAGCTGGAATTACAGTCTAGGACAGTTTGGAAAAAGACGAAGCAAACGCAAAAGCAGAAAAAGCAAACGCAAAAGCAGAAAAAGCAAACGTAAAAGCAAACGTAAAAGTAAACGTAAAAGTAAACGCAAAAGCAAACGCAAAAGCAAACGTTCAAACTATGGTATGACACCAGGAACTAATTCTTGGAAAGAAAGTACGAATAGTGATGGTTATAATGTAAAAAGTTCACTACTAACATCACCCGGAAACAGTAGAATTAATGTTCCACTTCAATTTAGTAATAATAACTATAACCATTTTGGAAGATATCCGAGTTTGACGGCAATGGAGGGTACTAATAATGTTGCTCACCAAGGTAATATGAATATGTATAATGGAGCTGGAGCAAACACCATTAATCTAGCAACGGGAAAAACATTCAGACCATCTAGCAAACCAATTGGGAAAGTTTCAATAAATAAAAATAATCCAACGGGTTGGTTATCAAGCGCTGTAGGAATAAAAGCAGCGTCGGGTATAAAAAATGGAGCAAGAGGTTATATTAATAAAGGATCGTCAAATTTTGGTAAAAATAGAAAACTATTATATACACGCGACAACAATATACAAGGCGCAAAAACACTATACCAACCACAACCACCATTTCTCAAATTCGGAAACAAAACTAACAAATCAGAAAGGAAATTAAAAACCCAATTTGGAGGAAAAATGATAACTTTAGAAAGCAGTGGGAAAATAACTATTTCAGCCAACCCATCACAAACTAATTAATCTTGCGAGACTTTCGACGAGACTTACGTTTACGCGACTTGCGTGTCTTACGAGACTTGCGTGTCTTGCGTGTCTTACGAGACTTGCGTGTCTTACCAGACTTGCGTGACTTGTGTGACTTACGCGACTTGCGAAGTTGTGTGTCTGAAACACCCGTAAGTAACTGTGTTAGATCAATATCTTTTGGAACAACAACCATATTTAATTAATATTTAACAAATATTTTATTTAACAAATATTTGTTTAAGATTAATGGATATTAATTTTTATCTTTAATTATATTAATGGAGTTTGAAGAATTTAGGTTTGGTGATAATGGTGACTTGAACGATTCTTTAAAATGGGATTTTGATGAATCTGTATTAAAAAAAGTAAGAGCTGTAGATGGTTATGATTACTTATTAAGTGATTCTAAAAATCTTAATATTTTGGTCGATATAAGAAATAGGGTAAATAGAATATGTGAACATATTTATAAAAACATGGAATCTTATGATAAAAGTGTTCAAAATGGATTAAAATTATTTTTAAGTATACACGGAGAAGTCCCCACAAATAATACAGAAATACCAGAACCTTTTAAATATCATTGGATACAAAATAATGGAATCACTTCCAGAGTTATGTATTCAGAAATACCCAACGACACAATATTCGATGGATTAAACAAACCAAAAGACAGATATATAAATAATCAAGCACCAAGTATCGGTAAAGATAAGCAACTAAGACCAAGTTACAGACATTTATTTTTTAAAATTCCAAACAATGCAACCATTGATTCTCTAAAGAACCTAGTTATACACGAACTAGCACACACAGCAGCCAACCATTCACGATGGAGAAACGATGACCACGGTAAAGATTTCCAAACATATGAAAAAATATTAAAAGATGTCTGGAGTTCCAAACGTTGATTCTGCTGAATATGTCGCATATAGAAAACCATCCTCATCTTTATGAGTCTCATAAATATTACTAATCAACGAAGCCGTAGGTGGTAGTGTATTATTAATAAAAATGTAAATAGCTTGATCGGATGGTAGATTGATCCTCTTCCTAATAACATAAATAAATTGCCCAACCGTTAAATCCGACGGTACTAAATATTTTTTCTTATCGATTTGCATTATATCGGAACCAGATGATTTTTCTACTATAATAGGTTTCCTATCGGGATATCTTTTAACAATCTTAGCAGATTCTATTTTCCTACTTTCCAACGAAAATTTATCTTTAAAATTGTCAATATCATTACTGTTATTTTTAAACATATTAATAATATATAATACATTTTATTTTTAAACTAATTTAACAACACAGCATTTTAAATAATTGATTAGGATTCTTTTTACTAAATTGGTTGGGATTGATAATATATTGTTCTGGGATAACGGACATTACATAACTCTTTTTAGAAATAGCTCTTGTATGCCCCAATTTTTCAGCAACCTTATCATAGGTTAAATTCAAATTATTATTTAATTCTTTTTGTGTTTTAGGAATATCCAATTCACATAACAATTTTAAAAATAATACATTACTGCCATATGTCCTAAAATCCTTACACGTAAAATCTCCACAAGTATATTTTTGTAAGTACGCACTCATAGTAGATGGACTTATATTAAACAACCTATCATTTTCTTTCATATTCCCCAATTTTGATTTTAAGAAATCATAACAATGAGGATCTTTGAATTTCGCACACTGGGGAACACTTTTTTTACCTATGAATGTCAGAATAATAATTTTTTTATCAAAGGTTAAATGTCTTTTTTCCAAAGAAGTTAGACCATATGTACCATTATTTTTAGCATAACAATCATTACCAACTCTTATAAAAGTTTTTTGAAGTATTCTAAACATAATAGCTAACACATAATTATCATTTGCACTTATAATATCATTCTTTATTCGTTGTTCAAATAAACTATATTTTTTGGCAAATTGTCCCATCCTTGAATATTTCTGCGAACTAGTTAATAATACCCACATTGGATGATAAATATACTGAGTTCTACCTTTGTCATCAACCCCAGTAGCCTGAAGGTGTGATAATTCAGAAGTAGAAATTATAACATTTTTCCAATTTGGTGGGATGCAGAGTTTTTTAATTCTTTCAATATCTTTTTGTGAACATTTTTCAATTCCTTTTTTATATGAAAAAACAGATTTGTAGGTAATTTTTTCATTCTTAATATGTTTTGACATTCTAATAAATTTACGTGTTATACCAACACATATATTTTGTTCGTTCATTAACACTATGTTATAAATTTATATTATTTACTTTACGCAATCATTTTTAAACATTATTACAAAAATCTGAACAACAACACATAACTCCCATTAAACAAAAACAAATAAAAATACTTAACCCAAGCATACTTCCACCTATAATCATCATAATAAATCCAGCATCTGAAATTTCTTGATTTCCTCCACACGAACCATTAACAGACGCATCCTTACAAACTCCATACATAATCCCACCAGTAATAAGTAGGATCAACGACAAAAATCCACTACACGACGACCCACCACTTCGCACCAATACTTCTGTTGACGCCATTGTAATCTTTTATATCTTTTATGTTTTTTATATATATTATTATTTAAATTGTTTTACTTGTGTGATTTCATCATACTCTTAGCTTTTTTTGCAATATCGTCATAACCCCACTGTTTAGCTCTTTTGTAAGCCGCATCCAAACCATATTTATTAACAGAACAATTTGAATTACAAACAGGGAAACTCAATCTATCCGAATTTAAGAAACAGTCAGGACCACATTTCTTTAACAATTTCTTTCTTTTCTTGATTTGATTACTATAACCACTACCATATGTCTTTGACCACTCCTTGATACTCATGTGTTTACTCTTGCGTTTACTCTTACGTTTACTCTTACGTTTACTCTTACGTTTGCTCACTTTACGTTTACTCACTTTACGTTTACTCACTTTACGTTTACTCACTTTACGTTTACTCTTACGTTTCCTACCAAAACTAAACGAAGCACTACTTTTCGCGGCAGTTGCATCATATGTTGTATTGTACATACCGGTAGTTGTGTTATATATCAACGGTGCTGACTTCATAGAATATAATGAACCGGTAGTCCCATTCACCTGTGGCCATAAAGCTTCACCCGTTGGGCCCATGGAGCCGGTTCGTTCTGAAAGAGATTGTTTATAATTCATTACTATTAAATATAAACATTTTAATTAAATATAAACATTTTAATTAAATATAAATATTTTAATTTATTTCTCATTTTCTACTTCCTTGATAGGCTCCAGTCTCTTATTTTCCTCTTCAAACGCCTGATTCAACCCCTTACTTAACATATCATAAAGCGATCCTACAAAACTTAACTCGTTTCCTTTAAATGCTCCTCGGTTAGTGGCAATATCTAAACATTTAATCAATTGATATACTGTCTCTAATTTTATTACGGCGTTTTTCTCTAAAACTTGTTTCTTCTGTTCTTCGTTTAAATTCATTTACCAATCTATAATATTTTTAAAATCAGATGGAAACGTTTAAGTATGAACTTTCTATGACTTCGTCAATCGTATATCTATCTTTGGGGTCAAATTCTAGACACCTAATTATAAATTTTATTGCACTGTTGGACAATGATTTATCTATATTTAATTTTCCCGATCTAAAATATTCTGTCGAATCACCATTGAATGGATAATCACCAGATAATATTAAATGAGTACATATACCTAGACTCCATATATCACTTTTCTTAGAAAAAATTTTATCATATCCCTCGGGACACAAATAAAATGATGTTCCATATTTAGAATACCCTTTTTTAATAGTATTGTCAATTTTTTCAGCGTGACCAAAATCAATTAAGATAAATTTAGGATTTGGTGTCATTTTATCAACCATATAATTTTCGCATTTTATATCTAAATGGGCTATATTAATATCATGACATTTTTTTATGCACATGGCCATCTCTTTGATCATTTGTTTAGCAAAATTTTCAGGGTAGGGGACATTTAAATCTATGTGATCGAATAGATCTTTCCCATCATAAAATTCAGTTACTATGTACACAAATCTATAAGTTTCGTATACATCTAATAATTTTAGTAAACTATTACTATTTAAGTCTTTTAAAGTATTTAATACATTGTATTCAGATTTCCATTCATCTTTTTTATTAATACATTTTATTATAACCTTTTCACCAGTTTCCTTATTTTCAGAAATATATATCTTACTCGCACTCCCGTCACCCAACTTTCTAATAAATTTATATTTTACATCTGGATGTTTATAATATTTTAGAGTTAATTGTTCCTTCATTTGTTGATAAACCAGAATATAATAAAAACATTTAAACGTAAGTATAAAATATTTAAAGTAAGTATAAATGGAATATGATTATCTATTAAAACTTATAATAATCGGACATACGGGTATTGGGAAATCTTGCATATCTTCAGTACTTTCCAATAAAGGATTCGATAGAGAATACAATATGACCATTGGTGTTGATTTTTTCTTAATTAGGAAATCAGTTGATAATATTTTATGGAAAATACATCTATGGGATACTGCAGGTCAGGAAAGCTTTAGAAGTATTACTAAATCATATTATAGAGAAACAGCAATATGTTTCCTAGTATTTGATTTAACAAACAGACTTACCTTTAATAAATTAGATTCGTGGAAATTAGAAGTATTGGAACAAAATAGCGATTGCCACTTTGTAGTACTTGGAAATAAAAAAGATATGGAAAATAAAAGAAATGTTAGTTATGAAGAAGCCAACGAATGGGCAATAAATAATGATATGCACTATTATGAAGTAAGTGCCAAGAACAACCAATTTAAATATAAAGGAGTCGATATAATAACACTAATATTAAAAGATTTTAACAACAAGAAAGACAAGGACAACAACAAAGGAGTAAAATATAATGAAAGACAATCTGACAACCATGTTCATACAAAGGTAATTAATTGTTGTACTATTTCTTAGTCGTTAATGTATTTGTTAGCTTATAATCTCTATTGTTATAGAGAAAATCATAAATGTCAGTAGCTTTTTGAATATCAGTTTTACTACTAAATGATGATTCCTTTCCAGGACCAACACAAAAAAATCTATTCAAATCTTCTCTAATAGATTGCTTGCTCACAGGAATAATTGTTTTCTTTTTCTTAAATGTAATAGACCCATTATTGGGCAAATCACACTGATCAAATTCATTATCATCCATATAAATACATATCTCATTTTTAAGTTCCAATTTTTCTTTCTTCAACGATAGAATATTTTCCCTAATAGGTTTTATTTTAGCTTCAGCTACTTTTATTTGCTCATCGATAGAATTAAATCTAATGACATCGTTTTTAAATGAGTCTAAATCACCCTTTAATTCATCCATTTTAATAATATTATAATTATATTAATACATCATATTTTTAAATCAATTCAATTAATTAAAATATTGTTTCATATTAACAAATGAGTAAAAATACAATAACGAAAAGGAACATAAATTATTTCAACCCGTTCAAAAAACAAAATATAACAAGTGGATCTGTTCCTTCTTTACAACAACTTTCAATGAAAGAATTTCAAAAAAAAAGAATGTCGCGAGAAGACGAAGATTATCCTAAATTTTTAGATGAACAAATACAAGCTGATAAAATAAAAAATTTTCTTGTTAAATACAAGAAGGACTATAGTAAATGCATGAATGTTTTACAAAACCCAACCAGATATACAACAAAAGTATTAAAAAATTGTATTAACGCATATGCAACTGAATTAGTAAACAACGACATGGGTGAATTCGACGATTTGTATAATAATGTAATAAAAAGTGATTATTTAGATGAATTAGACCAGGATAGTTTAACACATATTTTATATAATGATCACACCAATGACGAAAAATTAGGAATAATATCAAGTATATTATTATTAATTGGGAATAATAATAAAGGAGAAGTTATTCGTATTTTGAATAGTATTGGACATATTCTACACGAAACAGATTCATACAATTAAACTATTATTGTAACAGTGTTTGTAACAACAAAAAAAAATATTACCTAAATATAAATGATCGAAAAACCAAGAAGAAGAAGTTATACTAAAAAAAATACTAAAAGATTGAGCCTATCTAAACATCGTTCTAAAAAGGTCAATAAACCCAACGTTAGTAAACAAAAATTCAATAAACACAAAGTCAACAATAATATATACAGTACAGACAACATATCGGATAATATTGTTAAAAAGAGTTCATTAGTAAATAGTCCAAAGTCTCACGAATATGAAGACAGGGTCTCAAAATACATAGATCCAGACGGAAAATTTGTTATGATTGGATTATTTGATAGTCATTCGGGATCATATAGTTCTGTTAAACTATCACAAGATAAAGGGGGTTTATTGGATTACATAGCAACAATGCTAAAAACAAAACAACCAAGCAATAAACTATTTAATGATGCTTTTATAAATTTTGATAATCTATATCTTAGTAAAACAGAATCCGGTGCAACAACAACAATTATTTATCTGAGTAAACATAATGTTTATATAGCTAACGTAGGAGATTCACCGGCTTATTCTATATCTCCTTCTGCTTCTGCTTTGAATATAGATATTAATCAGTTGAGCGTGGAACATGATTATTTTAATTTAAAAGAAAGAAAAAGGGTATACGACATGTCCAAAGATAAAAACGTATGGGAAGATCAGCGTGTTCATGGTTCTATACAATCTGCTAGAGGTATGGGAGATTTTGAAATAAAGGAACAGGAACCAGGTGTTTTTATAAATAATCCAAGTATACATAAATTAGATAACAAACAATTAAAAAAAATTAAATACTTAATGATAACAAGTGATGGTGTTACAGATCCATTTACTGAAAAATACGAAGAAAAAAATATATTAAATGGGTATCCATCTATAACAGATAAACAAATGTTAAAAAATAGTTTACGTAATTTTAAATCCATAATAAACATAGACACCGACCCCAATAATATTATTAAATCTATAGTCGAACTAGTAAAGAAAAAAGTTAAAGGTGATTATCAAGATGACATAAGTATTATTATTATGGACGTTAAAGAAATATTAAAATATTTAATATAATGAATGGGACAACAACAAAGTATCAACAGCAGCAGAGAACCACCACAGTCACACACAATATACAAAGAATTAAACAAAAATCAAAAAATTGTACTATTGTCATCATACGTACTACTTATAGTAATATTTGCATATATTGTATGGGGTGGTAGTTCTCTAAAATTTTTAAAAAAATTAAAAAAATTAAAGAGATCAAAAAAATAAATGCCGAAGCACTTAATTTTGAATAGTTTTTAGTTAATAAAAACCAAATCTGGAAGATCACAAAAACAAATTGAAATAATCGGTGTTGAGTGATCAGCATTTCTTCTAACATATTCTCCACACTTGTCACAGAATTCCATATTAAATTCAGTTTTCACACCACAGTCTTTATAAAAATAAACAACGACAATTGATGTAATTGATGGATCAACATATTCATGTTCAATAACCAAATTAGATATAGCAATACCGTTAATAATATCTTGAATTTCAGATTTCATAATCCTAGGTAAGAACAAATTATTCTTTATAACAACCCAAATATCATCAGGAAAAAACATAGCGTTGACTTTGTTACGCACAAAAACAAGCGCCGAAGCACCATTTTTTAAAATTTCTTAATTATTATTATTAATTCACAATCCATACAAAATTGTATAATACAAAGTTGTATGGATTACGCCAAAACAATCCTACACCGGTAGTTGTTCTTGTTATTCATTTCACGCCGGTTCAAAGCCCCCATGTACCTACACAGCCTGTAAGCATTCTTTTTGGATTCACGCTCTTCTTTGGTAAGAACGTACTCCATAATATCAATAGATTCACTAAAGGTGACCATTATTACTTGATTTACTTGATTTACTTGATTACTTATATACCCTTATATTCACTTAAGTCCTAGGGTATTTTAAATTTTGAAAATTCATAATACATTCACGATCTCCAAGGTCGTATTTAATGAATGCCGTTACCAAACATCTCCCACACCTCTCTGTTATAATGCAAGCCAATCGTTGCCCAAGACACTCAATCTCACAACACTCAACACACACATTTTGACCATCCACGCGCTCATCGACAAACAAACAAGCATCTATGTCAGCAATACATGCGCTTTGCACTTGAACCGAATAACAAATAATTAAAAATAATATATAAAACATTCTCTCTAAATTATTACTTTTTACTTTATATTACTTTTAATAATTTAAAGATTATAACAATAATATAAATAAAAAACTATAATGTCTACGGGTCTAACTTTTGACATGGTTGAAAGAGATTGTAAACCTGTTAGATACATTCCATTGTTCGTGGATTCTTGGAACAGGGACCCCGATAATTGTTTAAAAATAATTATGAACATTCGAGATATTAAAAATGGAAAGGGACACAGACAAATATGTTACATTATTTTATTGTGTTTGAAAATTTGCAAACCTCTAGTTTATAAGGTAATACTTCGACAGATTGTTGAATCCGTGGGTTGTTGGAAGGATCTTTTGTATATGTGCGAACACACAATAGATTACAATATTAAAACCAATGGTTTTCACACAAATGATTACGAACTCGAACTATTTACAAACCAACTAAAATTTGATCAACAACAATTGGCCAATAATCCAAATCATCAAATTTCGTTAGCTGCTAAATGGGCTCCAAGTGAGAAAACACATTTCAATAATAATAAATTGAGACTTGCGAATAAATTGGCAAATATGATGATGCTAACACCAAAGGACTATAGAAAACTAATAGTCCACCTAAGATCTAAAATTACAGTTGTCGAAAGCTATATGAGTCAGGACAGATGGGAACTAATTAAATTTGAAGACATTCCCTCAAAAGCACACAAAAATTATAAAAAATCATTCCTCCGAGACACAAACTCAAAAGGGGTAAAATCTGAACAAAGAACCGATACGAAGAACCGATACCAACAATACACCAAAACGATTATATCAAATAATAATTATACGAATCTAAGTATCCAAAACATTAAAGTAACCCAAAATGATTATATTAACATTAACGATATTAACATTAATGCACTAATTTAAACATTACATTATAATAATAAATAACAATGATTCGTTTCAGGGATGTAGAATATTATGATTGTAAGGGACTAGTATTTTTCAAATTTGATCTAGATAATCAAAAAATTATTGGACAATCCAACCTAGAACAAAATAAAAAATAATATACAACCAGCTAGCAAAATTTTATAAACTAAAGGGATATACAAAATACAACAAAGACGATCTAATACAATTTATTGTCGATAATAAAGGATACTCATTTATAGACATTAATCCATACGAAGAACTAGAAACAAAATTATTATGTGCATCCAACATTTATGAGAAAAACAATTTACGTAATTGTTATTATTATAGATGTTGGTTATGGACTACATGTGGACTTACATATGAACAAGAAATGGATAGAGCCTTTAGTTGTATAAAGTGATTTAAAAACATATTATATATTAATTATTAATAATGGAAAACTTAAATAATAACGTAGAAAATTTTAATATAGCCTATTATATTGAACTAAGTCTTAAGAGAGTATTAAACAAAATATCAACGACAGACAATGTAACGAAATATCTATTATTTAGTCACCTAACTAATTATATGGGTATGTCGGTACCAACATCAACCATTTTATTTTTTGGTGGAATGTACGCAGCGACCAAAGCCGAAGGCGATTACACAGAGACCAAA